GGTAGTCGAGGTTGGACTCCCGGCCCGTGATCTCCTCGTCGTAGTAGTGGTTTTCCGCCATCTCCTCGCTGCTATGCCCCAGCTGCTTCTTGGCAGACACGCCTGCCTTCTTGAGGTACGACGCGGTCGATTTGCGGATGCTGTGGAACGGGTGGTAGGGCACGCCGGCAGTGCGGCACAGAACCCGCAGGCTGCCGTAGATGGACAGAAACTCCCTGTCCTCCACCCAAGGCCATACACGCTCGCTGGGGGCCCCTTTGCACATGGCCAGCATCTTGGCCAGCTGGGGCGTGATCGGGCGTGTAATCGTCTCCCTGTGGCCCTTACGGGTCGAAGCTAGGAACGTCAGCGTGTTCCGCTCTAGATCGACCTCGGACCACCGGAGCTCGAGCACAGCACCGATGCGCTCGCCCGTCTGGAACATGGCCAGAATCTTTGTTGTCCAATACCAAGCGGCTGGCTTACCGCATATGTGGCCTTTTCGGTGGCGTGCAGCCTCCACCAGTTGGGACAGTTGGGTGGCGTTGAAAGCCTTCGGTACGGGCTTTGGTACGTTGGGCCGCTTGTAGTCGGGGAACTCCACCAGTTCGCCGTTGCTGCGTTTCCATCGCTTTTTCGCCAGCCAAGTCCACAAACTCCGCAGGTGGGCGCTGTCTTTCGCCAGCGAGGCCGGCGAGATCTTCTTCCACTTGCTGTGCTGAGTAGCCTGCCGCCACCGCAGAAACTTCGCGGCCGTCAAGTCCTCAAGATCGTCCACTGTCGGCTCGTGCCCGAGGAAGTCGCGGAACCTGTCCAGCGTGCTCAGGTACATGACCACCGAGCGATCAGAAAGCCCTTTCAGCGGGGCCACCCTATCAACAAACAACTCTCTAAGCGTCATCGTTCGCCTCCCTTTTCCTAGTCAAAAGGGCGATGCTACCGGATAGTGTACAGATGTTCAATCTACACCCCATCCGTTAGAAACATCGCCGCAGATCTACTGTACAGCGTTTCCAGTACAGCAGGCAAGGCGAGTGTGGCGGTTTGACGAACTAGCAGATAGCGTTAGCATCTCAGGGATGGTTGCAATGACTCCACACACACTAGACGGCGGCGAATACCTCACGGTGCTTGAGGCCGTCGAGCACATGGGCTGCTCGGAGGCATGGGTTCGCACGCTTCTAGGGCGGGGCCAGCTGCCCGGCGCAAAGCGGATCGGCCAACGTGTCTGGCTCATTCCCAAGTCTTCCGCCACCGAAGCCAAGTCAGCCTTGACCAGCAGGGCGACCGGCAAGCGGCACCTAGCCAAGCGGCCGGCAGCCAAGCGGAAGAAGGCGAAGCGGAAGAAGTAGCGTTTTTCCGCTGGAAACGCCCACCAAAAATCTTTTCTCTACCGCTTGACGCCCAAGTGACGATAGCCTAAACTACGCCCATGCGAGCGAATGAGACTCGCGGCCAGTAAACGGGACACGAAACGATGACCAAGAGCCAAGAAATCAGCCGCCGCATCGTTGAGGCCATGACCACGCACCGCATGAACGTGCGGCAAGCCATCAATTACGTCTGCGGCGATGGCGTTTGCGAGGCCATGATTGACGCTCTCTACGCCGAGTTCCGCAGCAACGGCTGAACTCTCGCAAGGTGGGGCCACCCGGCCTGCCGACAGCTGCAAAACGGGTGGCAATCGATCACAGGATTCTTTGGCCAAGGAGGGCCACGAAATGCAACGCCGCTGGAACGCCGCACTGCAATCGCTCGTCTTAGTCCGCCTGGGCCAAGAGCTCGGCACCGACTCGAGCCTAGCCCAGACCGTGGCTCACGCGATTGATTTCGCTGTAGGCACACTCGCCAGATTTCTGTCTTGACGAAGTGACGCTAGCCAATACCCTAAGTGACGCTACCCACATGCGGCAGCAGGGAGGACTAACACCACAGCACTGGAATCTTCGTACAGCCGCTTGCCTCGTAGGTGGACGCCTGTACACTACCGCAACCACAACGGGTGGGGCGGCCACCACGACTGAATCAACAAGTTACGCACCGCACAAAGCAAAGGATTTCTCTTTTTTTCTAGGCCTTTTGGCATGAGTATTGCCCCCCCCCCCCCCCTTTACACTTCTCCCCGCAATGGGGTTGGTGGACAAGGGAACACAAAAGGAATCGCAGCAATGGACGCACACGCAAACGAGTACCTAGCCGCCGTCGCTAGCCTGCACCAGCAGACAGTGAGCCCACGTACCAGAGTCACCTACGCCATTGGCGATTTCGTCAGCGGCATCAGCGGTGGAAAGCGTTGGCAGGGCCGCATCTGGAACGTCGAGGGCGACCGGCTCTCGATTGAGATTGACGGCGGTTGGTTGGCGGTTTCGGCCGGTGACGTTCGGAAAGTCGTCAACGCCAACGACATCACGCACTAGACGGGAAAGGACTCCTGATTGGTGGAACCAGCCGGGAGAAGGAGTGGTGCGGAGCACCAGCAGCACGGACGCACGATTCAGCCCGCCAGCACGATGCGAAACGGGCTATTTCATACCACGGTTCGCGAATAGCGAACGACACGAAAGGACGCGAGATGACCACAGAGATCAGCACCAACACGACGCCAACGAGGGGGCTGGCCCTCGCTTCATTTGATGACGCTTTCCGGTTTGCCACCATGGTGGCCAAGTCGGAGTTCGCCCCCAAGGACTTCCGTGGCAAGCCTGAGTCCTGTCTGCTGGCGATTCAGCACGGCAGCGAGATTGGCTTGAGCCCGATGCAGAGCCTGCAGAACATCGCCTGCATTAACGGGCGGCCTGCGATTTGGGGAGACGCGGCCCTAGCGTTGTGCCTCGCCAGCCCCGTCTGCGACGGCATCCACGAGACGATTGATGGCGACGGCGACAACATGACGGCCGTCTGTCAGACGAGCCGCAAGGGCAAGGACGCCAACGTGGTCGCACGTTTCAGCGTGGCCGACGCCAAGAAGGCTGGCCTGTGGGGAAAGTCTGGCCCGTGGACGCAGTACCCCAAGAGGATGCTGCAGCTGCGTGCCCGAGGCTTCGCCCTGCGTGACGCCTTCCCTGATGTGCTGAAGGGACTCGTGACCGCTGAGGAGGCGCAGGACTACCCGCAGACCGAAGCGGCCAAAGAGCCGGCCATGATTCGCCCGCAAGGGCAACCAGCCAGGCCATTGACCAAAAGTGTCAAGGAGGTGGCACCCGGCGTGACCGTGGCACACGTCGAGCGGTTTGAGCCGCAGGCTACGGCCGTTGCTGCCGCGACGCCAGGCGACATGGAGCGATCTAGGCTCGCGGTCAACAAAGCGGCCAACGTCGGGGCCCTGGAGCAGATGCAGTCGGTGACTGAGCAGCGGCTCAAGACGGGCTTCTACTCGCCGGCCCAGGCGGACGAGTTGCTGAACCTGATCAACGGCAAGCTCGACTGGCTGGCCAGCGAGCCCGAGGACCGTGGCCAGGAGTTCCCCCACGAGGCCGCCGAGCACGAGGTGACGGCATGAGCGAGCCACTCGTTATCGACGCCAAGGTCGTGGCGGACTACCTCGAGCGGCAGCACTTGCCACGCATGGCAAGCTGGGCTTTGGCCCAAGCCAACGCCATTGCACGCGAGCGACTGATGGCCGAAGTCTTTCGCCGTGAACTCAGCGACACGCTGCGACGCCTTGAGAAATACGAGCCATCGATCCAGCACACGCCCGTCAGTTGCGTCCCACCACCGGAGTCCAGCGACTAACGCCACGCCATTGGCGAGCAGGCTGAGTATCTACGGCCGCATTGGCCGCCTATCGGGAGTGGCGAGTAACCACCGACGCAGCCCAGCGAAACGGGCCAATACACAAAAGGATTTGTGATGAGCGACTACTACACAGAAGCACCGCTGCCGCTTTTCGCCACGCGAGCACCCAGCGTGAACGGCTCGGCCACCTCGGCCGCTGCTGCTGACTCGCTGGGGCCGGCAACGCTGAACGCCCTACAGCGGCGCGTCTACGAGTTCCTGTGCCGCACGCCCAGCACTGACGAAGAGATCACGAACGAGCTTGAGATGAACGCGAGCACCGTCAGGCCCAGGCGGATTGAGTTGGCACGGCGAGGCCTGATCGTGGAGGCGGGCACCAGGCGGACGAGCAGCGGGCGGATGGCAACGATTTGGCGAAGAGCCACTTGACGAGTGTGCCACGGTAGGCACGGGTTCAGAACACAACGCAAGGAGGCAGGTATGCCGCAGGTTTTTGAAGACATCATCGTTGAAGCAGAGTTTGCGGCACTTATTCCGCCGCTCTTTGCCCAAGAGCGTCAGCAGCTGGAAGAGAACATTGCCGAGCACGGCGGTGCTCGAGATCCGCTGGTGGTGTGGGCAAGTAAAGGCACGCTGACGCTGCTGGACGGCCACAACCGCTACGAAATCTGCACGCGGCTGGGGCTGCCGTTCGACATTGAGGAAATGCGGTTCAGCGACCGCAGCCACGCCGAAGAGTGGATTATCCGCAATCAGTTCGGCAGGCGAAACCTGTCGGCCTACGTTCGGACGCAGTTGGCGCTGCGGCTTGAGGAGACGATCAAGCTTCGTAGCCAACAGGGAAAGCGAAATGACCTTTCCCCGATTTCAGGGAAAAGTGCCGCAAAACTGGACACTCACAGGGAGGTTGCGAAGGTCGCTAGCGTCGGACACGACACTGTGGCCAAGGTTAAGAAAATCGACGCAGCCGAGAAAGCTGGCAAGGTTGATGCCGAGACTGTTGCCAAGCTGCGTACCGGCGAGGTGTCGATTAACCGAGTCGTGCGTGACCTAAAGAAACAGGAGACGGCAGCCAAGCGTGAAGAGCAAAAGAAAGTTGCGATTGTTAAGAGGCAGCACGTTGACGGCCTTTACCTAGGCGACTTCCGAAAGATTGGCGACAAGGTCCCAGACGCATCGGTTGACCTGATCTTCACGGATCCGCCATACGACCGAAAGGCGATCGAACTCTACGACGGCCTTGGTGAGTTCGCTGCGCGTGTCCTTCGGCCAGGCGGAAGCCTCATCGCATACGTCGGCCATATCCAGCTTCCCGACGTGCTGACTGACCTTTCGCGTCATCTGCGCTACTGGTGGACGTGCGGGTGCTTCCACAGCGAGGCAAAGGCGCGCATGACTGAATACGGCATCGTCGCAGGCTGGAAGCCGATCGTCTGGTTCGTGAAAGAAACTCGTGGCGACAAGCAGACGTTTGTCACTGACGTTGTCACCGGCGCTCGAGAGAAGTCGCACCACGATTGGCAGCAGGCCGTTTCGGAGGCCCGGTACTTCATCGACCTTCTGACGCAGCCCGAAGATTTTGTTGTGGACCCGTTCTGCGGCGGCGGGACAACGCCAGTGGCTTGCATTCAGTCAGGCAGGAAGTGGGCATCGTTTGAGATTGACGATGCAAACTTCGCCAATGCTTCTTCTCGAATCAAGGAGGTCATGGATGACCAGGCCATTCAATAACCGAATGCACTGCCCTAACTGCAAGTGCGAAATGACGATGGAGACGGCGCTTGGCCGATGGCTTCGCGGGCGTCACGAGTTGCGTTCAGAAGACGGGATCAACATCTACGACGAGGACCACTTTTGCGACCGCCGTGTTGTTCACAAGTACAAGGAAAATGGCGAGCGCAGCGTGCAGTGCTACATGGTTCTTGAAGTAAAAGAGTACGGCGCTTTTCCGACAAAGGCCCAGCAGTCCACGCTTGCCATTCTTTCTGGGTACATAAAGAACTTTTTTGGCAATCGTCACACACGTCGAGGCGCTACGAAAGACATATACGGGAAGCGTGGCAAGGTCTGGGACCACGTTTACGATCGCTGGGTGCAGGTGCGGCACTACGGCTACCACCTGCTTCAGTTTGAGAAGACGTGCCCTGATGACTCGTCGTGGATTAAGTGGGATAGCAAGGAGATCACAGAAGACCAGCTGGTGAAACTGCTGAGGTTTGAGATCCATCCGCTGACGTTGATGCCTATCGACGCCCGAGATCACCACAAGCAAAAGTCATTCCCGCTTCTTACAGGAGGTGGCTGATGGCCGGTGAATGGATTCCCATCGACTGCAACCTCGCCACGAAGCCCGAAGTGCTCGAGCTCGTGGACGAGACTGGCGAACCGCAGGACGCGGTGATTGGCCGCGTCGTGCAGCTGTGGCTGTGGGCCGCGATGAACTCTGAGGATGGCACGGCCCGCATGACAGTGCGGCGTCTGGCCAGGCTGATTGGTGGCAGTGACACGTTCTGGGCGGGCGTCCAGCGTGTCGGCTGGCTCGAAGTGGACGAAGTTTCGGGGACTGTGGCGATCCCAGGATGGGAGCGTCGGTTCTCTTCTTCGGCCAAGGCTCGGGTGCAGGCTGCCGTCCGTCATGCCAAGGACAGGGAGGTGCGGCGCTCGTGCGCCCAGGGTGAGGGCGCTGATGCGTCGGACCATGGGCGCTCGTGCGCCCCAGAATTAAGAGGAGAAGAGAAGAGAAATTCATCCTCCTCCACGCGAGTGACTTGGGGAGAAATCCAGAAAGCATGGGAGGCCAGTGGGCTGAAGCCCTGGAAACTGGACCGCCCGCCAAAGCAGAACGCCCACTTGGCGGACGATCCCGACTGGTGCCGCGATGCCCTGGCCGCCATCGAGAGGCTGCCTAAGTGCCGGTTCTTCAAGACGCCGGCCACGATGCTGCAGCTGTTCTCGCCCGGCTTCGTGGACAAGGTGCTGGCGGGCTCGTTTGACGATGCGCCCGGCAAGCAGTCTGGCCGTGACTTCGCAGACGCACCAGCGCCGCCACGGGCATTCACTGGCGACGTAGCCGAAGCGTTTGACCGTACCCGTAGAAAACTTGCAGCCGCCAAGGAGGGCACATGACCCCAGAGAACACCACCACCATCGAGCGTCTTCCTCTCACGCCTTGCCAGCAGCGGGCGTACGACTTCATTTCCAGCACCGCCGGCCTATGGGGGCCAAGCGTCCGCGAGATCGCGGCCGGGCTCGCCTACAAGTCGCCGCACGCTGTCACCGGCATGCTCGAGCAGCTGGAGAAAAAGGGCTGGATCACGCGCGAGCCGGGCCAAGCCCGTGGAATCAGGGTGCGAACATGAAACCGGAAGCAACCGTCAAGCGCCTGCGGCGTCTCTACCGTTACCACTCGCTGGCGTCAGAGTCTTGCGAGAACTGGGCGACGCACGACGAGATCATGCGGCAGGCTGCGTGGATCATGGACGGCATCTCGCTCATTGAGAAGCTGAGCGAAGAAAACGGCCAGCTGCGGGCCCGGCTCGTCAGGCAGGCGTGCTACTTCGAGCACATCGAAGCCCAGGAGCAGCCCAAGAGCTGGCCGCTACTTGAAGACGAGGAGGGGCTATGACGCTCACCGATTTTGTCTGGATCTCGGTTGGTGAACTTCTTCTCGCGGGCACTTTCGCTCTCGGGATTCTTGTTGGTGTCGCATTAAAGCCACGAAAGGAATCGACTCATGGCAACTGCAACGAAGGAACGGAAGACAACGGGAATCACGCTGGCAACGTCAACGCTGAGGGCTGCACTTGCGGCCGTGCTGCGTGCGGTGCCACCAAAGAGCGCAAAGCCGATTCTGCAGAACGTCCGACTTGGTGACGGCTTGCTGAGCGGCACGGATCTTGAGGTGCGGATTGACCGCGAGATCGACTACCACGGCGAGGCAATGCTGCTGCCGGCGTACAGGCTGAGCGCCATTCTTAAGGCCGCGACCGGCGACGAGGTGGTGCTGATTCCGAAAGAGTCCAGCGTCACTGTGAAATGCGGCGCTGGCTCGTGGACTCTGCCCACCGAGGACGCAGCGGAGTACCCAACCTGGGACTCTGGCGAGCTCAAGGCAATCTGCCGCCTGCCTGCGGATCAGTTCGCCAGGGCCGCTAAGGCGACGATCTACGCCACGGACAGCGAGAGCAGCCGCTACGCACTGGGTGGCGTGATGCTGGACGTGGAGTCCACTGCGGACGGCTCGCAGCAGCACTGGGTTGGCACTGACGGCCGCAGGCTCGCGTGCGTGGAGACTGAAAGCGACGATGCCGTTGACGCATCGCAGACGGTCCTGCCGGGCCGCTTGGTGTCGCTGGTGGCCAGCCTTGCTGCTGGTGACGGCTCGGTGCAGATTGAGGCTGACGCCAAGGAAGTTCGGTTCTCGCTGGACGGCTGCACCATCTCGGGCCGTCTGGTGGAAGGACGGTTCCCGAAGTGGCGTGACGTGCTCGGTGAGCCGGAAGGCGAGCCTACGGTGATCGACGTGGTTGAGCTGCTCCAGGCGGTGCAGTCCGCTGCCATCGTGACGAGCGAGCAGAGCAAGGGCATCTCTCTGACGTGGACTGCAAACACGCTGGTGCTCGTGGGCCGCTCGAGCGAGTACGGGGAGAGCAAAGTGATCTGCCCGACGATCGCGGCTGGCTCAACGTCGGCAACGAAGTTGGACCCGAAGTACCTGGCCCAGTTTCTGGCGAACCTTCCGCAAGACGAGGAGCCGCACGTTGACGTGTACGTCAAGGACGCACAGAGCCGCGTGCTTCTCCGCTGCGGCCCGTACACGGGCGTCATCATGCCGCTGGCGGAGGACGCATGAAACCAACCGAAGCATCACGCAATCACTCGCGCGCGGATCTTGTGCTGCTGCACCAGCTGTGGGCGGAAGGCGTTACCTCGTCAGAGATTGCCAAGCGGTTTGGCGTGGCTTATTCCACCGTTACGAAGTGGGCACAGCGGTACAAGCTGCCACGCAGGACGCTGCACCCGGCTGACGAGCCTGAGGCACCGACGCCCGAGGACGATGCGGCATCGCTAGACGGGCTGGCGTTGTCGCCGTGGGTTGAGGAGCGGGCCAGGGTGGTGAGGGAAAAGCACTACGACAGCAGACGGCGAGAGGAGCCATGCAACACGCAAAGCAAGGTTAGCAAGTGGCGTCACGGGATCTGCCAGCCGCGAGGGCTGGCATGAGCGACATCGTCACCCGTCTGCGCAACTGGCGAACCGTGCATCTGGCACGTCTGCACCTTCTGATGGAAGAGGCCGCAGACGAGATGGAGCGGCTGCGTCTCACCGCAGACGAGCGCGAGGCTGTGGCGTACTATCTCGGCACTGGTGGCCCGTACAACGTGGACCGCACGCTGGTCGCTCTGCTTTCCCGAACGGGAAAAGATGGCGATAAAACGGGCGACGATGCGACGGGATGCCGCTTAAATGGAGAGAAAACTCCCGAACGGGATCGCAATCACGGAGGCGAGTGTTTTCTGCATAGGGACTCGGACAGGAGCGACCCTACGCGGTCTGCTGGAGCGGACTCTAGCGGCCGTAGCGTCAGATAGTTCCGACAGGTGAGAACACGCAGGATAAGCGGCGGCTCCGCCGTCCGCTTCATCCGCTGGTTCTGTGAGCGTAGAGTGTGACGAGGAGGACGCATCGTGAGCGAGAACAGGATTGAATGTCCGCTGTGCCGCGCGGGGACGTACCAGCACTTTGGATACATCGGCAGCGGTGCCTGCGACCACTGCGGGGCTGAGTGGACATACGACGAAGGCGACACGCTGACGGAAAAGTCTATGCGTGATTTGTGGGGAAAGGTGCCGAGATGGATTCCCGTTGCTGAACGACTTCCCGACCTAGAAGACGATGACGGCGGCACTCCAAATGTGCTTGGGTACTACCCGGACTATCCACCAGACATTCAGTTGGTGTGGTACACCGGAAATGGCTGGGAGGACGGAGATGGATCAGGCCGTGACGTGAAAGCGCCAAGCCACTGGATGCCGCTTCCGGCCCCGCCAACGGATAGCAAGTAGCCACAGAACACGCAGGATAAGCGGCGGCCCCGCCGTCCGCTTCATCCGCTGGTTCTGTGGGCGTAGAGGAGAGACATGAGTGACATAGTTTTTGATCGGATGCTGCTTGACCACATGGAAAAGATGGCCGCTCTCCGCAACGACGCTGACCGGCTGGTGATCACAGAGGCCGAACGGGACGCGATTGCATGGGCATCAAAAACGTTGTGCGTCGGCTGGCATGACCTAAAACCAAAGGACAAGGACCGCAGCAGGCAGGCTGCGGCGACACTGAAAAACCTGCTGGAGCGGATCGTTTAGCCACAGAACCAGTGATTATGCGGACCCGTGTATCCGCCGCCGCTGGCCGTATATCTCCAAGCCATCAGCGTTGCACGGCCGCTAGCCGCAGGCTTGCCGCGCTAACGCGGATTATCTGCCGCATATCTCGCAGTCGTGTCACGTTCCGCGACAAGAAAACTTGACGTATGTCAAAAGCGACAAAAAGCGAACACTTTTGCATACAAGTGGGGCGGCCCTGATTGCTTGACACGCTTGCCATCCTGCTGGCTGTGGTTTTTTCCCAGTCACAGGAGGACTGCTATGCGTTTCGTTTTGCTTCTCGCCGCCCTGGCGTTCGCTTCGTTTGCCAACGCCGATACCACCGTGGTGGCTCGTCGTGGCTCTGTCATCAGTGCCCAGGATCACGCCGTCGTGATCGCTCGCCGTGGCTCGCTGGTTCACAGCAGTTGCGGCCAGTACGAGGGCATTGGCACCGGCTCAACGCCTGAGCAGGCCCGGCGCAACTGCTGCTTCTTCGGGAAGCGTGTGATCGTTGAGGAAGGCGTGGCCTACTCGCCCGTGGCCCGTCGCTGGTTCGCGGTCATTCGCTACCGCTGATGCACGCCGTGTCGTTCACTGTCGCCGGGCAGCCCGTCCCGCAGCCGAGGCCGCGAGTCTCGACTGCGGGCGGGTTTGCCCGTGCGTACGTGCCAGGGAAACACCCAGTGCATGCGTACCGCGAGGCTATCGCCGCAGCTGCTCGAGGTGCTGGGCTTACGACAACCGGCGAGCCGCTGAACGTGGTGATAGATGCGGTGTTTGAGCGCCCGAAGTCTCACATAAACAAAGCAGGCGTGAAGAACACGGCACCGAAGCTGCCCAGGCCCGACGTGGACAACATCGCCAAGGCGGTGCTCGACGCACTGCAGGACGTGATGGGCGATGACTCGCTGGTTGGCCGGTTAGTGGTGGAAAAGTCGTACGGAACGGAGGCACGGACTACCGTGCGAGTTTCGTGAACGAACAGCAATACGACGTTCTTGCTGAATACCAGAGGCATTCGCTTGGGCTGATGAGTTCGCACACCTACGAGGTGGACTCGAAGCGGCTGGGGTTCACGCTTGCCCGGTACAAGTTTGTTGCCCGTGTTCTCGCTGGCTGCGATTGGGTGCTTGAGGCTGGCTGCGGCGATGCGTTTGCCACCCGGATCGTGGCTCAGTCCGTTGGGCGTGTGATTGCAACAGACTTTGATGCCGCGTTCATCGAAGAGGCTCGATCCCGGCAGCAGCCCGACAACGTGATGCTAATGCAGCACGACATGGTAGCTGCACCACGCTACGTGCCAGATCGTCTGCCAGTCGTGTTTGATGCCGCCTACGCTCTCGACGTGCTTGAGCACATACGCCAGGAGCACGAGGGCTCATTTCTCGGCAACGTGGCCCTGAGCATCGGGCAACACGGCACGTTTATCTGCGGCATGCCGTCGCTTGAGTCTCAGCCGCATGCGTCAGATCTCAGCAAGGCCGGGCATGTGAACTGCAAGACCGAAGGCGAGTTTAGGGCCACTCTGAAACGCTACTGGCGAAACGTGTTTGTGTTCGGGATGAACGACGAGACGTTGCACACCGGCTTTGGCCCAATGTGTCACTACAGGCTAGCCATCTGCACTGGGGCAAAACTATGAGCGTTTCCGTTGTCATTCCAACTCGCAACAGGGCGGCCACGCTCAGCCGGGCCATTGTCTCGGCTGCTTCGCAGAACCCGGTTGAGGTGCTTGTCGTAGATGACGCCAGCACCGATGACACGCCCGGCATCGTTGAGCAGCTGCTTGGCGTGTACCCGTGCATTAGGTACGAGCGTTATGGGTCCAAGGCCGCCGATTGGCAGGAGGCCATGGCTGGTTTCTATCGCACGCTCCAGGGCTCGCACGTCATCCAAATGGGCGCGGACGATTGGCTGGCCAATGGCGTTGTCGATAGCGTCAATCGTCACCCCAATGCCGCTGTTGTGTTCCACGACTACTGGGTTGCTAACACGGACGGCACGCAGATCGGTGCCGTCTCAAACGGCTTTGAGTCGGTGACTCACATGAGCGCGGCTCAGGTTTGCAGCAGGCTGGTGAAATACCCGTACCCAACAGAAACCGGAATTGGCAGTGGCCTGCGTCTCGATTGCCTGCGATGGCTAGAGGCCAAGCAGTTTTGGCGCATGGGCCCGTGGTCTGACGCTATCGGGTTTGCCGCAGTATCCGCGTTGTGGGGCTGCGTGTTTGTGCCCGGTGCCGGCGCGACGTTCACGCAGGACGATCACGGTTACGGTTCCACGAACCGAAACAGCGCAGAGTCAAGTCGCTACATGGCTGAGTGCGTGTCTTTCTTGGCATCGTCTGGCGTTCCGAGTGACGCAGCGGCAGCCCTGTGCAGAAAGCGAGGCGTGCATGCCTGAGATGCCAGAACGCCTGTGGCAGCCGCACGAGCCCTTCACGCAGGACTACGCCCAGCGTGCCGAAGAAGGCGCGGCCCGGCTGAGAAACTCGCGGGTGGCTTTCGTTGGGCTGGCCCGAAACTGTGCGGTAAGGCTCGCCCAGAACCTTGGCCTGCTCGATCAGCTGCAGGATCTGTGCGGCTCGTGGTCGCTGCACATTGAGAGCAATGACTGCACTGACGCCACGCTGGAAGTGCTGCACGACTACTGCCGCGAGAAGCCGCAGGCCACGTTTCACTATCAGATTCTGGGCCGCGACAGTTACGGGGCCGAGTTCGCCGGCCGTCGCACGATTGCCCTGGCCGAATACCGCGACTCATGCCAGCGGTGGGTGAAGTCATGTTCCGCCGATGCGGACTATGTGGTTGTGATTGACTGGGACGCATGGGGCGGATGGAACCACCAAGGCGTGCTGAACGGGCTCGGCTGGCTCGTTGAGTTACCCGGTGCCTACGGCATGGCGAGCTTCAGTTTGTTTCAGTACGACTTCGGCCACGGGCCGCAGTGGCACCATTACGACTTGTGGGCCTTGCGTGGCGTTGGGCAGGCCGATTGCTACTGGGACACATACCAGAATGGGTACGGTGGCTTTGGCTACACATGGCTGCCGCCTGTTGGCTCGCCGCCTGTGCTCGTCTCGTCTGCGTTTGGGGGCATGGCGATCTACCGCACCGACGCATATCTCAAGGGAACGTATGACGGCGTGAGAGACTGTGAGCATGTTCCGTTTCATCAAAGCATCGCACGAGTAACAGGGCAGCACCTGTTTCTGAACCCGTCGCAGCGGATGCTGATGAGTTGGATGCCAGAGCCATGCGCGGAATCACTTCAACCATAAGCATGGCTTCGTTCCATGCCGACTGGATGACTCACATGCCCATGCGGGCACTGTGTGAGCGTTGGACGATTTCCCGCGATCAAGTCATCCGCCTGGCCGTGGTGTGGGAGTTACCCAGACGCCACGACAGGAAGCTCAGGGCAAAGCCGCTACGGCAGCGCGACCCGACAACGACAGAGATTCAGCAGGCGTGCATCCGCATCCAGGCAACGTGGAGCAAAGACGTGGAAGAGGAGCGGCGAGTTGTGAAGTCCCAGGCGTTTTCTATGAAGCGGATACCGCTGGATAGCGCGACTCGTTCGCACATTGACGTGGAATACAACGGCGACTGTGACTTATGGGAGGAACGCCCATGAACGCCCCGCGAGGCAAGGAAGACGTGCTGCGGCGCATCGTCATCGAATACGGGCAGCTGTACGCCTACATCTACATGACCGATGGAAACGGGAAACTGCTGGATGAAGAGGTTTTCAAGCAGCCATTCCGGCTGGAGCGTAGGGAAGCCCACGATGAGGCCAAAGACGCCTACGACGCGGCCTACGACTGGATGAATGAGATTGTGAACGTGACGCCGCCACTGCAAGGAGACGATGACGCACAGGCAGAATCAGAAGCGGAGGACTAGCCATGCCAGCGTATGAAGCCACGCCCGCCGAGCTCGAGCAGTACGGTGCCGGCCTAAACATTTGGCAGCAGATTGCCCTACTCAACGCATGGAGCCCGCTGATTGGCTACGGCCAGCGGCTCGTCAACGAGTCGGATCCGTACAAGAAGTCAATCATTGTGGCCGAGGCCGCCGAATGGCTGGCAAGTAAGACCGACGCCAAGGCTGACGATCAGCTGGTCAGGCTCTTAGGTGACATCATTCGCACGCCGCAAGGCGAGGCTGTGGTGCGTTGGGCTCTGCTCCAAGTGGAGGCTGTCCGTTGAGTGATGACAGCGTTATACGCCTTGCTGCCGTGGTGGCGGCAGTTGCTTTGCTGGCCGCCCCGTACCGGGAAACCATCACCGGCTGGCTCTCTCAGGCCGCCGAAGCCTGCTACGCCGAGCGCTCCAGCCTCGGCAGAATCGCAGCGGCGTTGCTGATTCTTGCGGCGGCATGGGGCCAGATCCCGATGCCCAAGCTTCCGGCGGCTCCTGCCGTCACTGTGGACGTGGAGACTCCGAGCGTGGAGATGCAGCAG